AGAATTCAAAAAGAAAAGAAACAAATTGAGATTAAGGAAAAAATTCTAGAAAGAACTGGATATGAACAAGTGTTTACCGTGGATGATGACGGATATAATAGTTCAGACTATAATACGATCAAAGATAATGTTCAAAGTAAATTATATCAATGAAAATTGGATTGATAACTGATACCCACTATAATTTTAGAAAAGCAAATAAATCTTTTCACGATTATTTTCTAAAATTTTATAATGATATTTTTTTCAAAAGATTAAAAGAAGATAATATTAAAACTGTTGTTCACCTTGGAGATGCCTTCGATAGTAGAAAAGGAATAGACTATTGGGCACTTGAATGGGCAAAAACTAATGTCTATGATAAATTTAGGGATCTTGGAATAACAGTTTATAATATTGTAGGAAATCATGATGCATATTATAAAAATACCAATGAGATCAATGCAATTGATTCTCTTTTGAATGAATATTCCAATGTTATAAAAATATCATCTCCATCCGAATTCACTATTGGCGAATTGGATATCGTTTGTCTTCCTTGGATATGCAATGACAACGAAAAGGAAACTCTTGATTTATTGAACAAAACCGATGCAAAAGTTGTATTTGGACATCTGGAATTAAATGGATTTATGGCTCATCCAGGGCACGTAAATAAGGATGGTATGAGCAAGGATATTTTTAATAAATTTGATAGAGTTTTTTCTGGACACTATCACACTAGAAGTGACGATGGTAAAGTATTTTATTTGGGAAATCCATATCAAATGTTTTGGTCTGATGTAAATGATTCTAGAGGATTTCATTATTTTGATACTGAAACTTATAAACTGGAATTTATAAAAAATCCATACTCAATGTTTGAAAAAATTTACTACGATGATGATATTTCAAATCTTGATTATTCTGAAGTTTCAAATAAAATGATTAAAGTTGTAGTTCGTAAAAAAGAAGATCAATTAAAGTTTGATAAATTTATTGATTTGCTGACACAGCAAAATCCATCGGAACTCAAAATAATTGAAAATTATGAAGTTGAAGATTCTTCAGTTGATTATACTGACGTTGAGATTGAAGATACTCTGACTATTTTGAATAAATACGTAGAAGAATCTGATTTTGATTTAAATAAAGAAATGATCAAAAATATATTAAAAAATACTTATAAAGAAGCGTTAGAGATTGTCTGATGTTTATACTAACAATAGAGGGGAAAGAAGAAGAAGGAGCTTATTCTGTAATTGACGAAGAAGGGGAAAAAGCCTTATACTTATTTGTTGATTGTGATGACGCTGAAAGATATGCAGGACTACTAGAGGCAGAAGATTACCCCAAAATGTCTGTTGTTGAAGTAGAAGATGAACTTGCAGTTAAAACCTGTGAGTTATATGGATATCATTATGTGATAATAACCCCAAATGAATTTGTAATACCACCTAGAGACTATGATCTTATTCAAGCGAATAACCTATCGTAATTTTTTATCATCAGGAAATCAAGAAACAGAAATAAATTTTCTAGAATCTAAAACTACTCTTATAATTGGATCAAATGGATCTGGCAAAAGTACTATGCTTGACGCAATATGCTTTTGTCTTTTCAATAAAGCGTTTAGAAAAATTAATAAAGGGCAACTAGTAAACTCTACAAATGAAAAAGATTGTCTAGTAACTGTTGAATTTGATATAGGTTCTAAACAATATAAAATAGTAAGAGGAATTAAACCAAATATTTTTGAGATATGGATTGATGGAATAGTTCAAAATCAATCTTCAGCGTCAAATGATCAGCAGAAATATTTGGAAGAAAATATTTTAAAATTAAACTATAAGTCTTTTACTCAAATTGTAATTTTGGGTAATGCATCTTTTGTCCCATTTATGCAATTATCTTCTTCAAATAGGAGAGAAATTGTAGAAGACATTTTGGATATAAAAATATTCTCTGCTATGAATGGTATTATAAAAGATAATATAAGGAAAAATAATGAAGAAGTTAAAACTCTTTTATTGTCTGAAAATATGACAGTGGAAAAGATTACAATGCAAAAAGAGTTTATTGATAATATAAAAAAGAATGGTGAAGATGATATTGAAAAAAATAAAAAGAAAATTTTAGATATTGAAACAGAAACTAATAATTTGTTTGCTGAAATAAAAATCAAAGAAAATAAAAATTTAGAGTTGCAAGAAACAGCAAAACAATATTCTGAAGCAACATCAAAGATAAAGAAATTGGGAAGTCTGAAAGGTAAGTTATCCCAAAAAGTTTCTTCTGTTGCTGATGAGCATAAATTTTTTAGTGAGAATAATATTTGTCCAACTTGTACTCAAAAAATTGATGATCAATTAAAGCAATCTAAAATTGATGAGACACTAAAAAAAGTAAAAGAATTAAAAAGTGGATATGATGAGATTCTTCAAGCAATTAAAGAAGAAGAAGAAAGAGAAAATAACTTTTTGGAGATTACAAAAAAAATAACCAATGTTTCCAATGATATTACAAAAAATAATATAAAAATTTCTAACAACAATAAACAAATAAGAATAATTGAGGAAGATATAAAAGAAATTCAAAATAAAATAAAGAATCAAAGTAAAGAAACAAAAAAATTAAAAGACCTAAAAAATCAACTGGAGGAGATTAAAAAAAACAGTGCAAAAATTAAAGATGAATTAAAGTACTTGGAATTTTCTCATAACTTATTAAAAGATGGAGGAATTAAAGCAAAGGTAATTAAAAAGTATCTACCTCTGATGAATATTCAGATAAACAAATATTTGAATATGATGGATTTTTATATAAACTTTAATTTTGATGAAGAATTTAATGAAAATATTAAAACTCCTATTCATCAAGACTTTACTTATGAATCTTTTAGTGAAGGTGAGAAAATGAGAATTAATCTTGCCATTTTATTCACTTGGCGAGAAATAGCAAAAATGAAAAATTCTGTCAACACTAATCTTTTAATTCTTGATGAAGTTTTTGATAGTTCGCTGGATTTTACCGGAACAGATCAATTTACCAAGATTATCAAATATATTATTGAAGATTCAAATATTTTTGTGATATCCCATAAGACAGACGAACTGATTGACAAATTTGATAGAGTGATTAAAGTGGAGAAGGTCAAAGGATTCAGCAAAATGTCTTCTTGACTAATATCTACAAACGTGAGATAATTTAAATTAAACATTACTATTTGTGATTTATGTCTGAAATGCCAGAACCATTCTCAATTTCTGAAAATAATCAGAATTCTGATTATATTGGTATCAATAACTTTCTTGGTGATAATTATTTGAATTTTGGGGGATTTCAAACAGATAAAATTAATTTCAACGGAACAAACAACAATAATTTTTGGAAGTATGAAGAAGATAAAACTCTTAAAGAAATTGAAGAGTATCTATCTCAAACTTATCATTCTCATTACACCTCTGAACAATCTAAAACTCAAACTCTTGATTTGATTGAAAGTATTGGTGATGCTGAAGCATTTACTAGATCCAATGCAATTAAGTATCTTTCAAGATTTGGAAAGAAAAATGGAAAATCAAAACTTGACATCTTGAAGGCAATCCATTACTGTATCCTTCTGTATCACTTTGCTGGACTCCACAAAAACACCACCAACACCTATCAATATTGATTATGAAACTTTCTGAAGAAACTATTACAGTCCTAAAAAACTTTGCATCAATTAATCAATCTATCTTAATTAAAAATGGATCTAATTTGAGAACCATTTCAATTATGAAAAATATTCTTGGAGAAGCAAAAATCCAGGAAGAGTTTCCGAGGGATTTTGCTATCTATGATCTCAATCAATTTTTAAATGGATTGAACCTTCACCAAGATCCTGATCTTGATTTTACGGATAATTCTTATGTAACTATTAGAGAGGGGAAAAGGAAAGCAAAATATTTCTTTGCTGATCCTGAAGTCATTGTTTCTCCCCCAGAAAAGCAAATTGAACTTCCATCAAAAGATGTTTGCTTTAATCTGGAGCATTCGCAACTTGACAAACTGATCAAAGCAGCAGCAGTATATCAACTCCCCGATCTTGCTGCCATTGGTGAGAATGGAGTAATTCGTTTGGTGGTTCGTGATAAAAAGAATGATACCTCAAATGAATATTCTATTATTGTTGGTGAAACTAACAATGAATTCGTTTTCAATTTTAAAGTTGAAAATATTAAAATTATTCCTGGTACGTATGAAGTAGTAATTTCATCAAAACTACTATCGCAGTTTTCCAATAATAAGTACAATATTTGTTATTACATTGCTATGGAACCTGATTCTACTTTTGGTTGATGGATTTTCTTTTTTATTTGACACCGATTGGAAATGAGATAGTAAACAAAATTATTTCCAAACATTATATTATAAAAGAAAATGCTCCTATTTGCAGAAACAAAGAAATATTTGGATTCTTAAAGACCCCAGAATTTATAATTTGCACTAACAATATAAAAAATACAATAAG